GTGACCCCAGATGAAGAGGCCCCGGATGGGGGAATTCAGGGTGAAGAAACCCCGGATGAGACGACTCCGAATGAAGAAACTCCAACAAAGCAACCCCCTGTAGAAAAGCAACCAAAAAAGAAAAATAGCAAAGCCAACAAAGAGTTAGACTCCTTACTATCCGAGTTAGACTCTGCATTGGCTGAAGAACCAGGGGAATCCGAACCGGGGGAACTCCCTGAGGAAGAGGCAAATGAGACCGAATCCACAAGTGGAATTTCCGGTAAGGAAATAGACTCTATAATATCAGAGATGGAAAACAAGGTCAAGGGTAAAAAATAAGCATGAGTAAATCCGATAAAAAAGTGTTCTCAAAAAAAGTCCACGTATTTAAAGCTGGCCCCCAAACTAGCGCACAGGGTGTGCAGAGGAACTTCTCTGCTGACGACCTTAAGGAAGTTGCAAACTCATATGACCCCAAAGTCCATTCAGCCCCCCTTGTAATTGGCCACTCTGGAGATAACGACAGCGTACCTGCTTACGGGTGGATTAAAGGATTCTCTCAAAAGGGTGATGACTTATATGCAGATGTAGAATTTACAGATGTAGCTAAGGACTTAGTTAGAGGTGGTCATTATAGGAAAGTTTCCATTTCCTTCTATTCCCCCGATTCCCCCATTAACCCACACAAAGGCAAGTGGAGTGCAAGGCATTTGGCATTGCTCGGAGCTGCACCCCCAGCTGTGAAAGGCTTGGAGCCATTCTCTTTCAGCGAAGAAGAGGGAGTTTTCGACTTTGCGGTGGCCCTGTCCCCTGACCAAATTTTTGATAAGGACTTAGGACCGACGCTGCTTATAGAAAAAAGTCCCCTAGAAATGCTAAAAGAAAGACTAGATGAAGTCAAAAGTGAAGTCAATCAGTCCCTACAGCAACTAGAACAAAACCAGGACCAACAAACAGAACCAGATGTCGGCCAAGGCCAACAACCTGAAACCACAAATTCGGCGGATCAAAACGCCAACCCCGATAACCCTAATCAGCAATTCTCTGAAATGAAAAAGAACTTGGGGCGCGAAGGCGCTGAGTCTACTCAAGAAGTAGCCAATCTAGAAACCAAAGCACCAGAAAACAAGCCAAAAATGTCCAAACCAGAGGCTTCCCCCAAAGCCGATCTTAATGATGCCGAAGAAGACGGGGAATTCAAGGAAGTTACCGAAGGTGGCAATGAGTCCGAAATGATGGACTCCTCCGAGGATGAACCAGAGCGCCAAGACACCGAATTCGAGGAAGGCATTAAGCGCCGTGTCTCTAAAGGGGCTGGTGGCCAGGAGGTTCAGGTTGTTGAGCAAGTATTTGAGGAAGGTATCGATTCTCAGCATAAGGAAGTTTCCAAGTCCAAGAAAAAGAAAGCCCCCAGTCAACCTGTTGACGAAGCGGACATGGACGAAGAGGAAATGGATGACGAGGATTCAGAGTACAATGAACTAGAGTACGACGAAGTTAGTCACAAAACCGCATCTAATGGGAAAGTATCCTTTGGCACTCACAAAGGTGAAACCGGAGATAAAGTTACTGGCCGTTCGGTTACTGCCCGATCTAAAGATGATAGCTACGGAGCCCGTCAAAAGGCCGGTAAAGCCCCAGAGGAAGACCGCGATGGTGTAACCAGCGATGGTGAACAAGACGAGGACCGTCTCAAGACTGCAAAAAATAGCGAACAAGACGAAGACCGCCTAAAAACTGCCAGAGAGGAAGATGGTGACAATAGTCAGGAAGGTCGTTGGGCTGGTCAAGATACTATGGCCAAAGATAGAAACAACGATCAGTACGACGATGCCAGCACCAAGTACCCGGAGAAGCAACGCCCTGGAACTTCCGATGGGAAGGATCCCCATGGCCGCAGCGAAGGGCCTACCCCAGTTTCTAACCTTTCTGAGGAAGACCCCGACAATCTCGATATGGCAGTAGATGTCAAATCAGTTAAAGGTAACAAAACTTCCCGCGTCATTCACCAATCATCTAGCGACAAAAGAGCCCCACTCAAAGGTGGCCCAATTGCCGACCATGCCGAAGGTGGTGAGCCTGATGAAGAGGGAGTCGTCCGAGAACCGAAATCCGCCAAGACTTCCAGTGGTAAAGCCCCCCGTGGCCGCGAGGGTGGCCCGACTGATTTCCCAACTCGCTCTGAGGAAGATCCCGATGATCTCGACATGGCAGTTGACGTAAAGGATGCTACCCAAAGTGATAAGGTCCGGGTTGTCCGTCAGAAGTCCGGTGAGAAGGCATCCGTCAACCATGCTGAAGGTGAAATGTCCCGCCGTAAAAGGGCAGCAGAGGAGGAAGACCCAATGACTGTAACAGGCAAGGGTTCGACTTATAAGGAGCCCAAGGGTTCCATGGGAGCTTGTTCTGACGGGGAAGAAGAAGTTAAGTATAGCGGAATGGGTTCTGCAGGTCAAGCCCGTCCTACCGGATTCCCAGCCCAAATCTACAGGGAGATTGAGAAAGAGGTTGAGGCACTTAGGAAAGAAAATGATAGGCTCAAAAAGGAATTCGAAGAGCAGAAAGTTCATGCCCATAAACAAAGGATTTCCCACTACGTTGAGAATCTTTATAGCGACGGCAAACTGACCAATGCCATCATTCAGCAAGATGAACTGCAAAGTTTCTGCGAAGGTTTAGAATTTGGGACCTTGGAATTCTCCGAAGGTGAAACACCAACGTCTAAACTCTTTGGAATTTTAAATCGCCTGCCAAGCATGGTGCATTTTGGGGAAATTGTTGGACCGGAAGACAAAGCATTTGAAGCAACCTTAGAAAACATGGATCCCCATGAAAGAGCCCTTGAAATGGTAAAACGCGGTGAAGCCTCCGACTATTTGGAAGCCATCAAAACTTGCCTTTGGACTTCTAACTGAGCTAAATGGATCTCCTTTCCTTAATTGGCTCTGCCACTAAAAGGAGGGGAGATTTTTTCTCTAATGCCGAATCCCTAGCTAGAAAGGCTAAAACCATTGAGAATCTAGAGAGTATGATGCTTAAGGATTCTAAGCTTTTAGTTAAGTCTCTTAAGGACAAAGACATAAAGTGGGACGAGTTTTCTCGTGCCATGGTTGACAAAACCTTAGAGGCATCTTTAGCAGGAGTCTACCTTGGGTCAGCATCATCGAAGCCTAAAGCAAAATTGGAAAAAGCATGGCCAACAGTTGTCGGACAATTGGTGCCACCATTACTTAAATTCCTCAATGTGACAAAGGCTCGATTTGACAATAATGCAATCTCTATAGTCGGTGACGAAATGGATTTTGCCTCCAAAGGACCATCTGGCGACTATGATTGGGATATTTTAGAGGATCCCGACTACGACTCTGAGGACCCCGGGGTTCAGGATGCCATACAGAATTCGATTAATTCCGGTGTGGGGCAAACCTGGCAAGGGGTTTTTTCTAGGGTTTCTCGCTACCTTGTTACCCCAGCTTACGCATTTTTTCAACTGGGTGATTACCTAGTGAAGGAAGAACAAGGCCATAAAGAAATGATGCGAGTTGCCAAAAAGGACAAAAAAACTTGCAAAGAATGCAAAGAATATGAGAAGTTAGGTTGGCAACCCATTGGCTCCCTACCACTTCCTGGGCAGAGATGCAGATGCTATGACAGATGCAGATGTCTGGTCGATTACCGGTAACCCATCAGCAACCCCACGTAAGTGGGGGTAAAACCAATTATCACATCAGCTAGGTGAAAAACAAGTCCTAGAGTAAACCAAAAGTCAACACATATTAAGAAAAAGATCATGAGTCTAAACATTGCACCCGTTTACGCAAAACAGTACATCAGATATGCTTCCACCTGGCAAGCCGCTACCGACAACCAAGCTGGTAGTATTGGCGTAGTCGAAATCCCTGAATTTTCGGTCGTCGCTCAAGCAACCTATGCCGGAGCTAATCTAGTCTGCTCCCCTGGTAATTTAACATCCTTTACCGGGGCTATCGTAGGTGTTAGCCAGTCTTATATCCCGACTGCACTATCCCAACCTCAAACTGCCCGTCAAGTTAGTGTCGCCAGTAGCGGCTCTTTGATCGTCGAAGTAAGCGCTTCGGCTGTCGCTGCTTTTACCATTGGTAGCCGCCTTTCTGTTGGCACTGACGGTAAAGCACTCCCAGTCGCCAACAGCGGTGTGAACGTTACCCTAGATGGTACCACTCCACTTATTCGTGAGATTGTTACGATCGGTCGTCGTACCTTGGTTATTGCAACCTTCAACTGATTGCTGATTGAATTTTTACTACGGGGCTCCGAAAGGGGCTCCTTTTTTATGGTTAGGCTTCCATTAGCAAAGTGTGGGTATAACTACAGTGACCCCGAAGTTTTCGGACTTTTGGGTTAGATTGCCAACGCAATCTTTGAAGTCAACCTAGAAAAGGAAATCATCTATTATGATGAATCTACAACAGACCTACGCAGGTGTGGATTAATTAGGGTCCCTGTCATTTTAATGATGGCAGAAAACTGGGTGAATTGCTGGGACACCTTACTTTTGCTATGCAAAAGAGGCAATCAGCAGCGAAGCCGTCAAGGGATTGACGGAACGTTCAACGACTAGAGTTAGTAATCTAGAACAGATGAAAACTCCACGAGCGCCCAGCTCCTTGACTCCTCAGCATGGGAGTTATAGGATGATGATATAGTCTGGCCTACATGGAAACATGTAGAAGCAAGGGATAAAGAGCCTTTGCGATAACATATTGCCCATTTAAAGGAGTGGCTTTGTTTTTAACAAAGAAAATCCGGTGAATTGCTGGGAAGCCTACGGCTTCAAACGAAAGTTTGAAAGCTATGGTAATCAGCAGCCAAGCCTTTTCGGGAGAAAAGGAAGGTTCAACGACTAGAGTTAGTAATCTAGAACAGATGAAAACTCCACGAGCGCCGGGCGTTTTGTTTACAAAACGATGATATAGTCTGAACTCTTTGGAAACAAAGAGAGGTAGGGAATAAAGAGCCTCTACGTTAACAAATGTCTCACCACCCTCGCGCAAGGTTTCATGCTACCGTCTACCAACATTGCGAATCAATGAGGTTCCTTCAGGGGGTGACCCCTGTCGAATAATCGGGTGAACTGCTGGGACACCTTACTTTTGCTACGCAAAAGAGGCAATCAGCAGCCAAGTTTACTTCGGGTCTCTTGTTGCTATAATAAGAGTGAAGTAAGAAGGTTCAACGACTAGAAAGTGACTGACCCAAGAATAATCTTTCCACGAGCGCCCGACTCTTTGCTTAGGCAAAGATGATGATATAGTCTAAACTGCATGGAAACATGCAGAGCAAAACGTTAAGTTTTGTATATTATTCATAGCACCGGTGGTAGACACGCCAACTCGTGCAGGACGTATCCTGCGCTTCGGTATTCCATATGCCGCTTAACTCCGTGAGGGGTTATGAAAAATTGGGTGAATTGCTGGGAAGCCTACGGCTTCAAACGAAAGTTTGATGCTATGGTAATCAGCAGCGAAGCCGTCAAGGGATTGACGGAACGTTCAACGACTAGAGTTAGTAATCTAGAACAGATGAAAACTCCACGAGCGCCTGACGTTTTGTTTACAAAACGATGATATAGTCTGAACTCTTTGGAAACAAAGAGAAGTGGGGGATAAAGAGCCCCTGCGATAACATAATTGAAGGAACAATTTGCTATTAACGACTTCCGCCGTGCTTACGGGACTAACATTCCGTATGTACAGAGCCGTTACGACTCTGAGCCCTACGCTCTTGAACAAGAAGTAGTGGCTTGGGAATTGCCTGAAGAGGTTAGATCGATAGCCTCCGTCAGTTGAAAAACTGATAGAAAAACTGGGTGAATTGCTGGGAACCCTGACGGTTTCAGGAGTGACTTCTCTGAAACACAAGGCAATCAGCAGCCAAGTTGACTATTTCGGACTCTATGCTATAATAGAGTTGTAGTCAAAAGGTTCAACGACTAGATGGTGAATACCGAAAATAAT